AAGTATTAAACAGCCGATTAAAAAAGGTTTTTGAAGGCGAATTGACTATGGAACAGGCATTAAAACAGCTTGGGCTTAAAATCAAAGGCGATATCCAAGAGAAAATTACTCAAATTACCACTCCGCCAAACTCTGGAATGACGGTGGCAATGAAGGGTAAAGATAAACCGTTAATCAATACAGGATTTATGCAAGAAACAATTTCGGTAGAAACAGAGGTTAAATAATGTTCGGGAATTTATTCAATATTGCAAGTTCGGTAATTCCGCCGGAAAAGGCAGAATATTTGCAATTTACCGGTAATACTGTAAATGAAATAGGATTAAGTGTTCCGAGTTATGCCAAAGCTATTGAAATTGAAGCAAGCATTCAACCGGTCGGCGATACGGCTTATAAAGATTTAGGCTTAGATTTTCAAAAAGAATACTACTACGTTTATTCAAACCAACGGATGCACGGCTTAAATGAGCAGGCGCAACCGGACAGGTTACATTTTCACGGTAAAGATTTTATGGTGCAAAAAAACTGTTATTGGAATGAATACGACGGGTGGGGTTATGTATTGGCGGTAAGAGATGACATATAAGACTGAAAATGATATTTGGGCGGATATGGTAACTCTGTTAAATGATGCCTTAACTGCCAAAAGTATTACCGGAATGACTGTTATGCGTTCTTTTCAACCGACAGATGTAACCGGTAAAAATCTGGTTCTAATCAATAAAATAAGCTCAAAACGCTACGGTTGGCGTGGTCGGCACGATAAAGTCATCAATAATACGATGAAACACATTGAAAAGTATTTTCAAGAAATGCGATTTCAGGTTAGCGTATTAAAGGCGATAAATCTTGCCGATATAAACGAAACAACGGCAGAAGATATAGCAAATATGCTTATTGATTATCTTTTGAGCGATAAAGGCTTAAAAAAGCTCCGTTCTAAAGGATATATGCCGATTCGCATTGTGGATGTCAGAAATCCGACTTTTGTAAATCAAACTGACAATTATCAATTTAATCCGAACTTTGACATTATTTGCACTATTCAGCAAGAGATTGTTGAAGGACAAGATGTTATTGACGCATATGATTTTATTCTTAAAGGAGTTTAATAGATGACGATTAGTCAAACAAAATACATTGATATTACATCAGGAGTTGGTGGCGAGGCTACGGCTAGTCGTCGTGAACTCATCGGTCGTGTAATGTCTAAAAACGCTAAAGTACCGGTTAATAGTATTTTAGAGTTTAATGCTGATGAAGCGGCGGCTTATTTCGGAAATAGTGCCGAAGGTAAATTTGCCGCTAAATACTTTGCCTTTATTTCCAAGAGCGGTATTCAAGCAAGTAAAATCAGCTTTGCACGTTATGCCGGAATCGGTGTTTCGCCGTATATTATGTCGACTAAAAGCTTTTCCGGTGTTTCCGCATTTACCTCAATCGAGGACGGTGCGTTTGATGTTACTATCGGGGAAACGACAGCCAGTTTATCTGCATTGGATTTTACTGCGGTTACGACTTTAGCAGACGTTGCAACGGTTATTACAACAGCATTGAGCGGTTCTACATTATCAACGGCTGTTGTTACATATGATAATGGTAGTTTTGTTTTAGCAGATACAGTTGCCGCAAATACTTCGATTAGTGTAGCTTCTCCGGCTAGCGGAACGGATATGTTGCCGATTTTGGGCTTTGATGCCGAAAGCAATCCGATTATTTCGGACGGTCATATTGCCGAAACTCCGGCTGAATGTATGGCTAGAACTACGGCATTGTCTGATAACTTCGGTTCATTCTGCTTTATTGATACATTAACGGCAGATGAAATCAAAGATGTAGCTGTATGGAATACCGGTAAAAAGGTTATGTTCTTGTATAGCGTAAATGTAACACCGAGCGATTATGCTTCTATTCAAGCAAAAGTTGACGGACAAAATGGTACAGGCTTAACTTATGATATTTATAGTGCCCACGCCGAATTTATGCCTATGGTATTGTTCGCAACAACTCCGTACAATGCAGGCAGACCGGCAACAAAGAACTATATGTATCAAATGTTTAATGGCGAACAGCCGAGTGTTACAACCGATACACTTTCAAAATCACTTGATGCCTTAAAAATCAATTACTTAGGTCAAACAGCACAAGCAGGCTCGACAATTTCATTTTATCAAGACGGCGTTCTTATGGGAGATATTTCCGATATGGGCGTTTATTGCAATGAAATCTGGCTCAAAGATGCAGTCAAAACCGAGTTTATGAACCTTTTGACTGGTATTGAAAAAATACCGGCTAACGATGAAGGTCGTGGCTTGGCTAGAGGTTGTTTACAGGGCGTTTTAGATGAAGCTCTTGTAAATGGCGTCATTATTGCCGGAAAAGAATTAACTCGTGTCCAAAAAGCATATATCACCAGTTTAACCGGCGATGTAGATGCTTGGCGTGAAGTTGAAAGCTTAGGCTATTGGCTCGATGTTCAAATCACTCAATATGTGGAAAACGACATTGTGAAATACAAAGTTAACTATTTGCTCGTTTACAGCAAAGGCGACAGTATTCGCAAAGTTGAAGGCACAGATATTTTAATTTAGGGAGGAAGATATGGAAGATATTTCTGGAATTGGCATTACGGTTACGATTATTGCCTCAAAGACATTCCCGACCGGATTTACAATTTCTCAATTTGCTGATGATGCCGACCCTTTAGATTTGCCGGATGTTGAGCTTGTAGCGGAAGGAATGAATGTTAATGGCGAATTGGTTACTTGGTCTACACCGAAACCGTTAACTATTGATTTCAATATGATTCCGAATACGGAAGATGTACGAAATCTCGATATCTTATTTGATGCCAACCGTGCAGCTTATAAAAAGGTTGCAGTTCGGGATATTATTACGATTGTAGTAAATTATCCTGATGGCACGAAAAAGGTATTGAATAACGGCAGACCAAAGACTTATGCTCCGGCTCCGTCTATTGCAAGTGCAGGTCGTTATAAATCCAGACACTACAATTTTGTGTTTGAAAACAAAGTAAACTAACTTATGCGTAAAGAGGACAAGTTATGATTGATGAAAAGAAAATCACTATTGACGGCAAGGAGTTTGTAATCAGCAAACTCCCTGCTGTTACCGGTAGAGAAATTTTATTTAAATATACAGCCGGAGGAAAAAATATCTTAACAGGTGGCGATTATCAGGTATCGGAAGATGTAATGAAAAAATTACTCTCATATGTTGGGGTATATGTTGACGGTCGGCTTATTGAGCTAAAATCCGAAGAACTTATCAATAACCACGTTAAAAGTGCATTAACTCTCTTAAAATTAGAAAAGGAGATGATGAGTTATAACTTCGATTTTTTTACTCCCGAAAAAATCTCAACTTTCTTTCAAAAATTCAGCCAGTTAGCGGACAAAGAGAGTACGAAAATATTGACAGCTTTATGGGAGCGGTTATTGAACAAGGAAGGGCAACCCTCCACGAATTAAAAACAATTTATAGTCTTGAAGATGCATTAGATATTTGGGAAGCGTGCGTTGTGCCACGTTATAACGAATATATTGCAATGAATAAAAAATAGGAAAGATAAATGGCTGATTTAGCAGATTTTAAGGTTAAGGTTGAAGTCGAAACCGATGAATTTGAACAATCTTGGAATAAAATTGTTGATGATATTAAATCGGGTTCAAAAACTTCTAAACAAGCGATTGCTGAGCTTATTGTAGAGCAAGATAATCTTATTGCCGCATTGGAAAAAGCAACAAAGGGAACTGCTGAATATGAAGCTATGGATAAAAAGCTTCTTCAAACGAGCGACCTTTTAGACCGTGCATATAGTGAAGCAGGAAAACAAGTTTTAAACGTTGCAGATGCTCACGGAAGAATTGCCGTCCAAGCAAAAAAAGAAGAAACTAAAGCAACAAAAGAACTTATAAACGCAGAAAAAAAAGCTGCTAAAGAAGCCGAAAACGCGTCCGCAGAAATAAATAGCTTCTTGAGAAAAGCTGTTATCAATCTCGGACAATATCTTGCTATAAAAAAGAGTATTTCTGTCGTAATGGGATTTGCCAAAGAGGGCGAAGAATTGTCGCGTATGGCGCAATTATCTGGCACATCCGCAGAAGCAATCGAAAAATTAGGGATTGCACTCAAAAACTATGGAGGGAGTGCGTCCTCTGCTTCCTCCACCTTAGGAAAATTAAACCGACAGATGGAAGATTTAAAACTTGGTAAAAAGAATAATCTTTATCAAGTTGCTGTTCAGTATGGTTTGAATACAAATGTGGCAACTCCTGAAGAAATGCTTCGTAATATTGCAAAGCGTATGGAAGGAATGGGAGCATTACAACAAGTCAATATGGGGCGCAAGCTCGGATTAGATGATGCTACCATTATGTTATTGCAACAAGGATTAGAAGGAGTTAATCGAGAACTTGAAAAAGCCGGCAAATTAACAGTATTTTCTAAAGAAGATATTGAAAATGCTACTAAAATGCAAAGAGCTTATAGGGAATTTCAAGAAAGATTTGAACAATTAAAAGCAACATTAGTCCGTGGATTTTTACCGGTATTTCAAACAATTTTTGAAATGCTTGGAAGAATTTCCACCTATTTCAAGGAACATCCAGGACTTTTAAAAGCGATTGGAACGACTGCTGCAATAGTATTCGGCGGTCTTTTGATATGGCTTCA